GACTAACCTCGCCGGGCTCTGGACCGATGTCGCCTACTTCACCCAGATCCTGGGCAACGGAACGACCAAGCGGTTCGCGGCCAAGCTGATGACGCAAACAGCGTTCGCCATTGGCGACATTGCCACGGCGCTCACGGCCGGAAACGTCCGTCACCTGTTCGGCGATGAGTGGCGAATCAGCTATGTCATCGTCGATGCCAATGCCAATAGCTCGTTCACGTTCACCGTTTATGCAATTCCTTTTTGAAGGTCGCGGGAAATGGGATTGCAACTTTCAAAACATTCACAAAAAACCCTATGCACCATATCTGCAACGGGAGCGGTCGGGTCAACCAATGTGGGCCAGACAGCCATTTCCAGGCCGGATAACGGAATGGAGTTGGTCTGCGATTTGACTGCAGCAGCGACAGCAGCCGGAGATACCCTTGATGTAAAAGTGCAGACAAACTTGTGCGGTATCTGGACCGATGTGGCTTATTTCGCCCAGATGCTCGGCAACGGCGGCACGAAGCGTTTCGCGGCGAAACTGATAGGCCAGACCGCGTTTACTTTGGGAGATATTGCTGCGGCACTGACTGCCGGCACGCAGCGAAACTTAATCGGCGACGAGTGGCGAGTCAATTACGTCGTCGTCAATGGGACCACGGCAGCGTTTACATTTTCAGTCTATGCAATTCCATTCTGATGACCGTCGAGTCTAGAGCATATTGGGGCAATACAAGCTGGGACGCCCAGCACCGCGAGGATCGCGGGCAGTCCCACCGTGCGCTCTCTCGCGGCGCGCCGCCGGTGCCGTCGGTTGCGCCAACCGATTTTCCAATGGACCTCGATCAGGTCAAGCTGGCCTGTCGCATCTCTGGTTCTGACGAAGACACGCTGATCCAGGATGTCTATTTTCCGGCCGCTGTCGAATTCGTGCAACTCGATGCAGAAATAACGTTGATGACACAGACCAGGATTCAGTACCTGGATGATTTCCCGGATGGACCGATCGAGCTGCGGATGCCGCCGATTTCGAGCGTAACGAGCGTCACTTACTATGATTACAGCCTCGTGCAGCAAACGATGTCATCGACGCTTTACGATGTCGATCTGACGAGCCGGCCGGGGCTGATTTCTCCAACATTCGCGCAGGTAATCTGGCCGATTGCCATTCCCAAGCTCAATTCGATTGCCGTGACTTTCGTCTGCGGAAATGCGAATGCATCTGCTGTGAGCCCACTTGCCAAGCAGGCGATTTGCCTGCGCGTGGGAGCGGCTTATCGTAATCGCGAGATGAACAGCGAAGAGACGATGAGCTATGACAACCTCATCGCCAAGCTGCGATGGAGGGGGCTGTAATGTATACCTCCCAACTCTCACCAGCGCCCGCAGGAGTCCGCAATGACTTGGTGTCTGTCAAGCGGCTCAAGTCGTCTGCCGTTCCAGACGCCAGCGGCCATGTCGATGAGAGCGATCCTGCCAATTGGGAGACATTCACTAAGCAATGGTGCTCCGTGAATCCGCGTGGCTCGCGTGAGTTTTTCCGAGGGCAGCAGGTGGCCGCAGACATCACACATCAGGTCGAGATGCTGTTTAACTCGGATTCAAACAAGATCACCACGAAAATGCGGATCATGTTCAAAGGGCGCCGGCTGAACGTCGCCGAGCCGCCGCGGAACATTGATGAGAATGACCATTCCCTCGTCTTCGCCTGCACTGAAGTCAAGGAGGGCTCGTAATGGCCGGAATGAATACCGCCAGCTTCGACCGTCAATGCAAGGCGCTACAAGCCGGACTTGGCCTATTCCGCGATTCGATTCAGCGGAAGATTGCACGATCCGCACTGCAAAAAGGAATGCGGGTCGTCAATAAGGCTGTCAAAAGTGAAGTTCCTGGCGGACCTTTGAAGATCATTAAGAAATTTATCGGGATGCGGCTGCTGAAGCGTGCCGCAGGACAAGAGATTGCAGGTAAGGTTGGCGTCGGCGTCGGGAAAGGCGCAAGCAAAAAGATAGGCAAGAAAGACCGCGCCAATCGCCCCGGCGTCGGCATCGGCCCTCAAAACGTGCATTGGTTTATTCTCGGAACCAAGCCGCGCTATCAAGGCGTCAAGACGACGCGCAATCGCAAGACCGGCGAAGTAACGAGTGTTACCCGCACTGCTGCGCTCGATCGCTACACCGGCATCATGCCGCCGCAGGTTCCCGACATCGTTAAGGCCGGATTCGAGAAGTCCTATTCGCAGGCGCTGCGAGTCATCATCAAGGCGACAGAAGAAGGAATTCAGAAAGAGGCGGCGAAAATATTAGCCGCAGTAAAGGCGGCAATGTGAATGCCCATTACTACAGGACTACGAACGCTCTTGCTCTCGCGGACGGATATTACCGCAATTGCGAAGCCGCGCAAGATCGGCAGCATCCTCTTTCCGGGGGTCTTCAATGAATACCCATCACAAGGAGTCGTGCCGGCTTTCGTGCTCATCAGTCAGACAGACATGGACCCGCTTATCGCCCTCGACGGTACTTACGGGCTCCGATCAAACGAGTTCGATTTCGACTGTTATTCGCGGAGCTATCCGGAGGCGGAACAACTCGGCGACATCATAGAGAGCTTCATCAAGGATTACACAGGGGCAGCAGGACCGAGCGACACGATCAAGGCAGTGATTTATGAGAGCCGCAGATACGACGAAGTTTTCGAGGCACAGGGCGGCGATCAAAGGCAGCATGTGCAGTCGATCAGCGTAACGATTCAGCATCAGCCGACGAACGGGAGTTAAACGATGGCAGATATAAGCATTACAGCTGCGTCCGTAATTAAAGGCGCTGGAGCACAGTCAGTTACCGGAGTTGCTGGTGCTTCGCTTACGGCTGGAATGGTGCTCTACAGCGATACGGCTAACTCGAATGTAATGAAGCCGGCAGATGCGAACCTTTCTTCGCTCGCTTCTACGGTCGCCGGAATTGCCCTACATGCAGCTTTGACGGGCCAGCCGATCAACTACCTGACTTCGGGGCCGCTCACTGTCAACGCAGCCCTGACGACCGGGAAATGGTATGTGGCGTCTGGCACGGATAGCGTCGGGGCGATTGCGCCTATCGCAGACCTCGCGTCGGGATGGTTCAGTTCTTTGCTTGGATATGCGTCGTCAACCACCGTCTTAAATGTCGGAATCATCAATACAGGCGTTGCGAACTAAGGAGCGTGAGTTATGGCTAAAGTCGTTTCCAAAGGCACCACGCTCAAGCAGACCATCTCGGCTTCACTGACTGCCGTGGCGCAGGTTATCTCGCTGGAGCACTCCGGGGCGAAGGCGCAGACATATGACTCGACCACGCTCGACGGCGGGGTCTTTATGACGAAGGATCTGACCGGCTACAGCGATCCTGGGGCAATCTCCGGGGATTTGTTCTATGACCCTAATCTTGCCGGTCACAAATTCCTGACCGGGCTGATGGGTTATGTGGCCGTCTCGCCCGCACAGAACGCCATGTCAATTACATTCGTCGATGCTGGCACGACAGTCATGGCCTTCACCGCTGCTGCCGTGGGCTTCGGCGTGACCGTCGATATGGCCAGCGGATTAAAAGGCAAATTCAACATCGATGTTACCGGCGACCCCGGATTCTCGCATCCCTAATTGGTGACTGAATGAAGTGCGAAATTGTTCGCGACGATCTGGAATGCTCGCTGCAGCACATGCCGCCTGGGCATGAAGCGGCATGGGAATACCGATCGACCCTGCGCAATAAGCGCATGGTCGATGTGCCGTTCTTCAAGCGAGGTGCAATCCTCGAAGAGAAGAACTGCTTCATGCTGGTCGAGATGGGCTGTGCCATTCCTGCTGATGAGGAATGTCAAAAGGCGTGCGGCATGACGCCGGAGATGATTCGTGCGGCCATGCGTGCGCAGGACAAGGTGTCTCTCGGGATCAGCCCTGAAGACTACGAAAAATTCGATGCGGGCGAGATCGCAGGCTACAACCCGGACGGCAGCTATAAGCCGGGGCCGAATTTCAAGGCCGCTGCGCCTGTTGCGCCATTGGCTGAAGACGATGACGAGGAGGATGACAAGTGACGGCTCGGGAACGATTGCTAAAGAAACGACCCAGAATCATCGACGTGGACGGCGACAAATTCACAGTTCGCGCTTTGACTGTGGCCGAGACGATCAAGATGGACGGCCTGAAGGACGGCGTTGAAGCGATGAACTTCATTCTCTCGCGTGGCGCCGTTGACGAGACAGGCGAAAGCATTTTCGTCGATGAGTCGGATGTGACAATCGCCGACGTTCCGGCCGACCTGGCTGTTCGTCTCACAAAAGAAATCGTCTCTCTCTCGAAGACAGGGAAATTCGCGGCGCTAGAAAAAAACTTAGACGCGACCCCCTGATTCTGTTCGTGATGCGCTTGGCGCTGTCAGAGGGTCGCTTGAGCAAATGGCAACAGTTGCTTGAGGAGCTGACCTATCACGAAATCGCCGTTCTCCAGGCTTACGCCAAAATCGAACCGTGGGGCGAGAAGCGATCCGATATGCGCGAGGCGTGGCTTGCCGCGGCAATCATGGGTTCGCTCGGCGGCGAGGCGCCCGACCCGAACAAGCTCATGCAGTATATGGCGAAGGATGATGAACCCGCAGACGAAGGCTTTGTGTCGCCCAACTCGGCGGCGGCTTCGATGGCGCAGATGTTTCCGGGATTGATTAAATGAGCAGCAGCGTGGGCAACCTGGTCGCCAACTTTTTGGCCAATACCTCTGGCTTCACGAAGCCGGTTGCCGACATGCGCAAACAGACGGCCAGCTTTGCCGCCAGCGTCAAATCGTCAGTTGGCTCGATCATGGGCGCCTTCGCGCCATTGGCTGCAATCGTGGCTCCAATTGCCGGTGCGTTCGCATTCAAGCACGTCGTTGATTCTGCCCGCGAAGCGTCGGCTGCATCCAAGAAATTCCAAGCCGTGCTCGACGCCA